GCCAAGAGATTAGGAATGCGATACATTATGGACGATTGGGCACGCGCCAACCTTAGAGCGGACGGAGTATCAAGCGAGCATGAGCGAGTGAACGACATCCTGGTTGATGTATTGCAGGTATCGGGTACGATGATAGCCAACAATAACGCATTCCGAGATAGCGAGAATAGAATGTTTGCATTCTTGACACCCTGCAACCTTGACTTCGAGGGCGAGGGCATACAACCGCAAATTAATCGCATGAAGGAACGCGCCAAGCAGTTTGTTGCAGCCGTGAACGAAAGCGGACTCTACAACTGGGTGGATGGCAATCTACCTTACCGCGTGGTGTACGACAAGTTGGACGAGAATATGGTGGGCATCACCATGGAGATAGCCTTGACACCGCAGGAGGGTGAGTGCTATGGCTGATTACAACGCAACGCAAACCTACTTCGCGCAGGAGATAATCATTCGCGAGGAGCTGGAGTCGCTGAAAGAACGTATCATTGCCAACCATACGGACGCAGGGCAGGTTGCAAGCGGAAGAACGCGGGATAGCCTGCGCGTTGAGGCTGACAAGTCGGGGGGCGCACTGATAGGGCGATCGCCTTTCGGAACACTGGAAACTGGACGCAAGGGCGGCAAGGTGCCGTATAACTTCGTAGACATAATCGCTCAGTGGATAGTCGATAAGGGCATATCGTACCGAGCCATGCCGTATGTAAGACAAGCAAGCGCACGATGGCAACCGAAATACAGCGACCCCGATACGAGAGGGCGTATGACGTTGGCAGGAGCCATCGCGCACAAGATAAAGACCGAAGGTACGCTATTATACCGCGAGGGAGGACGTGCCGACATCTACTCTAACGAGATACCGACAACGTTACGGAACTTGAAAGATAGGCTATCCGTGATGTTGTGGAACGGAATACAGACGATACACCTAAACGATAAACAAACATTGGAAGGATAAGAGATATGGACAAAGTATATGCATTCGACAAGATAATGAGCCCGCAGATGAATGCAGGCACATTCAAGGTATATAGTTCGGACACCACAGCGCTTGAAGGAAGAGTGCAGAGCAACCTTGTAAGCGTTGATATCAGTAAGTACGTGCAAGCGTTGTTCAAGTACACCGACCTGCAGCCGCAAGAGGGTGCGTACATACACAAGGTGGTAACGCTGCAAGACTCCGACAACGATATAACGCAATGGGATGTATATTGGGGCAAGAGTACTCCGTTCACAGCCGATATTGAGGCGTTGAATGATGCAGGTGTAGCGGACACAGCCGAATGCACTGCGAGCGGTGCTATTACCCTTATGTGGGTAGACATTACGGGCAAGTGGCAAACATGGACATTCCTTAACGGTGACGATGCAGACGAGAGCGAGGCGAGCGAAACGGACGTAGAGAACTACATCGCTGCAACCGAAATGGTGCGTACCATCTCACAGGGCAAGAGCATCACAATGAGCCGCAAGATATGCGCTCCGCTGCAAACCAAGAACCAACGTATGCTATTGCGCACATTGGCATGGTCACCACTGGTAGTATGGGTGAAGGATGATGAGTACATCCCAATTCGGGTAACGTCTACAAGCGACATCGGTAGTAAGGCACTCGACAACTACGAGGTAGAGATTGCGTTTTCGTTTGATTCACAACAGATGTAGAAGCAGGGTATGAAGGATGAATTATACATAATCAACGAAGAGGGCGAGTACGAGAAGTTGGATTTGACAGAGAATATTCAACTGAAATACGAGTCGAACCTTTTCCGGCCGTTCGATGAGTTTAGCAATTCATCGAGCTACACAATATCGCTACCTAAGACCGCAAGAAACCGTAGGTTAATGGAGGCGATAGACATTCCGAACACCTTGAATAACGTGCCCTACATCAAGCAGAGCGCAAGAGTTGTTAGGGATGGCGTAGTACTGATAGAAGGTGCGGACGTTGCAATAATGCGCGTTACGGAGGACGCTTACGAACTGAATTTGTTTTGGGGCGCAGGCATGATTGAGGACAACGATTACACCTTACAAGACCTTGACTTAGGAGAGGTAGAGTTCACGCGCGATGAGAACGAGTTTACCTATCCTTATAAGTGCAGATTTAACGCAGGGCAAGACGATGATGCAAAGATACCGCCTACATACCCATGCTACGATTTGTTATTGAAGTGCTGCGACAAGTTAGGTATGAAGATACGCAGCGATGACGGAGTTACGGAAGGATTCGGGGATGTAGAGAAAGCGCGGTTCGATGGATTGGTCATGCCATTCCTCAACGCAGCAGACAATGGCGAAGAAGTGAACCTTGTATCCGCTACAATCAACATGCGAACAGCTATGCGTTACCCTCCTTTCTTTGTTTTCCCGAACAATCCCGATAGATACGACCGCGTTACAACCTTCGGGGACAACGGAAATACGGAGTATTGGATTGGCGCAGTACCTATGCAGCGATTCCTGCAAGCGCGATTGGAGGGCACGTTGGATGTAGTGATACCGAGTGATTGTAAGGCGAACTTAGACAATCTAAGCGTAGGTATAAGCATTTTTAGCACAGAGGCGCAAAAGCTAAATGATGTGTTCATAGGCTATCCGAGGTTGGCGAACTGGATAAAATCGTATGTTTACACAGATTCAACCAAGACCGACACCGCGAGGACGTTTCATTTTAACTTCGATTCGGACGATGCGTTCAGCCAGTCGGCAGCAGAGCTTACGAACAAGACGTATGGAACGAACATGATGTTTGTTATAGAGCTATCAACCTGCGCAGGACACAAACAGAATGAGAAGTTGTTCAGCTCCATCCATAACGCAACATTCGATTTCTCGAAGTGTAAACTGCGTGTTGCCTACGACCACGTAGTGCCGAACGAAGGGCAGATGTTCGATTACGCGCTGAACATGCCCGATATGGATTGTGTGGACTACATCACCGCCATGTGTGCCATCACGGGCATTGCACTGGTGCCGATAGAGGGTGAGTTCTACCCGAGGACATACAGCCGAATGATAGCATGGGCGAGCAGTCAGAACCCGAAAACTACGAACATCATTAAGTATGACGAGGTAACGAGCGAAATCAAAGAAATAGAGTTCCACGACGATGATTACGCAAAAACAAACTACTTCCGCTATGCGGATAACGAGGATAGAGATTGGGATGCATCCTTGCCCTGCGATGATTGGACGCTGGAAAGCGAAACCGACCTTGTAACCTTGCCGTTCAACACATACAAGACTGTAGACAGCATTCCGTGGGTGGAGCTTTACACGTATGATGATGATGGATTGGAAACGTTCGAAGAGAAAAGCGACAACCCGATATTCTGCACTACAAGACACGAGAAAGTGGACGGAGTTACACAATACTTTTGCAGCGAGGGCAGGACATGGACGAGGATATTGGATGATTACTACAAGGAGTATGCAGCGGTTATCAACCCTTTCCGCGTCTACAAGGTGACAATTCGATTCGGTGCGGAGCGGTTGGCAACTCTCGACATGACAAAACCGTTATACCTGCAGAAATACGGATTGTTTTTCTTCATTCGCAGTGTAACAACCGGGGATGATGATATGTGTGAGTTTGAGTTAATTAAGATACGATTTACGGATGAAAAATACTAAGGCATGGCAGATAATTTAGGCAGCAGCGGCAGCGATAGCACCGAGAGAATAATTGACATCAAGGTCAATATCGAGGAGGCGATACAGAAGATTGTCGAGTATCAGAACAAGATAAAGGACGTTAAGCAAGCCGAGGACAACCTGCGCAAGGCGCTCAACGATGGACGTATCACGCAACAGAAGTACGATACCGAGATGGAGAAAGCCAAACTTGCGAAGGATGAATACAAGAAGTCTATTCGCGAGGTTGAGAAGGAAATCAAGAGCGAGATTACGCAACAGAAAGCGCAACAAGGGAGTCTTCGACAATTGAGAGCCGAGCTATCTAACGCAACCAAGGCTTATGACGATATGAGCAGAGCCGAGCGTGAGAGTGCGGCAGGGGAGGCGTTGAAAAACCACATCAACGAGGTAACCAAGGAGTTGAAGGGAGCAGAAGAGGAAACGCAACGCTTTTACCGCAATGTGGGTAACTACGAAAATTCCATTCTGTCCGCACTGGGGCAGAACAACAAGTTTGCTCAATCCATCATGGCACTGTCAGCACAAGCAGGCAGCGCAGGCGAAATGTTTTCCGTTGCCAAAGCGCAGGTTGTAGCATTCGGATCTGCATTGGGTAAACTATTGCTTAACCCTATTGTATTGACGATAGCGGCATTGGTGGGTGTGATACACGAATTAAACGAAGGTATTCAGTCGAGCGAGGAGAACACCAACAGATGGAAGAGTACATTGACTCCGTTCACTGCAGCAATCAACGTGATTGAAAAGCGCATACAAGACTGGGCGGCATCAATAACTAAGGCAAACAACAATCTTAGCGTATTGTACCAAACCGCGTTGGGATTCCTGCATCTTGTATCCGAGAGTGACGAACAAGCGACAAAGGCGTTGGATAACGCGCAGAAAGCGGAACATTATCGAAAGGAGGCAGAGGCACGGCAGAAGGATTACGTACAGATGAACGCTAAGTGGAACCAGGAGTTGGCTAAACTGCAGGTTCAACTGATGCAAACGGAGAAGTACACCACAGAGCAGCGCAAGCAGTTTGCAGCCGAGTATGAGCGCATTGTGAACAAGCAGAGCGATGCGTTGATTAAGCTACGAGTGGCACAGCGCAACCAACTCTTGTACGAAAACAAGACCGCGGACAATACGTATGAAACCAACTTGAAGTTGGCGCAAGCGAATGCAGCGATTACGGATGCGCAAACCGAGAAGTACACAAAGATGCGAGCCGTAGAGCGCAGACTGAATACCATCGCCAAGGCAGAGGCAAGCGCACAAGCCTCGGCAAGCGCAAGCGTAAGAGCGAGCATACAGAGTGTAACCAAGGAGAAGGAGCAGGCGTTGAAGGAGCAGGAGCGATTACTGAAAGAGCAGCAACGATTGTTAGCAGAGATGATGAGCATCGAAAAGTCGGCAGTGCAGCAGGCGGAAGATAGCCTCATTGCGCTGATTAAGGATGGTACGGAGCGTAGATTGGCAGAGATGAAGGCAGCCTACGACCGCAGAGTGGAGAAGATACGTGAGCAGTTAGCAGACGAAAGCAAGCTAACCATCACGGCAAAGAAGGCATTGCAGCAGACGTTAATCAACCTTGAAGAGAAGTACAATCAAGACGTTGCCGAGGTGCAGCGAACAAGGACGGAGGAGGAAATACGCAAGACCGCCAAGGCTAACGCGCAGGCTACAGCCAACACACAAGAATCCGAGGAGGCGAAAACCAAAGCGCGTGAGGGGGCATTCACAGCAGCCAAGGAATTGACAAGCGGACTATCTACACTATTGGAGAGCGCAGGTGAGGACAACGAGGCAGCGGCACAACTGGCGAAGGTTGTTGCGTTGGCAAACATCGCTATTAGCATAGGAGAGGCAATCGCTAAAATGACGAGTGCCGAGGCTGGCAAGGGTATTGCAGGAGTAGTCACCATGGCAAGCGGTATTGCAAGCATTTTAGCCAACATGGCATCCGCGATAAGTTACGTAAATAGTGCCAAGTTCGCAACTGGTGGAGATGTATCGGGCGAGGGCACATCAACGAGCGACAGTGTGCCGGCTATGCTATCCGATGGCGAGAGTGTGATCAACGCCAAGAGTACAGCGGCATTTGCTCCGTTGCTGTCCGCTATCAACCAAGCAGGCGGAGGAGTGCCGATATATGGTAAGCAAGCAGGCGGCACGGCAGACATTAACAGCATGATGCAGGATGCAACACGCGACTTGATTAAGAGCCTTCCTGCGCCAGTGGTCAGCGTTACAGATATTACGGACGTAACAAACCGCGTTCGCGTGAAGGAACGCATTGCGAAGTTCAAGAAATAGAACAATAAAAATGAAATAAGAACGTTATGACAATATATGAACTAATCAAGAGCAATGAGTATATCTTGCGGCAGTTATGTGATGCGCATGTAGAGGCGAGTACGGTCAAGTACCTTGAATTGTACCGAGAGTACAAGCAGCAGGAGAAGGACGGAGTAAAGAGAGCGTTTACGCTATCCTATCTTGCGGACAAATACAAGGTGCAGGAGCGGCATATATATCGCATAGTTGCGAAATTTGAGCAAACGGTACTATTTTAGCAAGTACTTTCTTCATAATTAAGTGAGTTTTTGAATTTTGGAGGGTAGCCGCAGGGATGCGTTTACCCTTTTTTATTGTGCCCGAAACCCGATAATCGGGTACACATGACACACAAATGACAGTGTATTTTTAGCCGATTTATTGCGAAAAACGACCTATTGAAGTACTTTTGTGAAAATTAAAACGAAAATATGGCGAAATTAAAACTACACAACGAAATCGTGGACGAAGAAAGCCGCATCATGTTTGAGTGGTGGGGCATTGGGCGTGACATGCAATCATTTACAAGCGTAGATGATTTGATTGCAGGCATGGGCGAGGACGATAGCACGATTGAGATGAGCATTGATTGTGTTGGCGGTAACGTGGACGAAGGATTGAAGATATACGATGCACTTCGAGCAAGCGGAAAGACAATAAAAGCGGAGGTAGTAGGCGAGTGTTCAAGCATGGCAACCATTGTGTTCTTGGCAGCGCCAAAGGCAGCGCGTAGATGTAGACCACATGCACGGTTCTTGATACATAACCCTTACTACCCATCTATGTGGGGAGTGCTTACGGAGGATGTGTTGCGAGATAGAGCGGACGAGCTTAAGGCGTACAAAGAAACCTTCCTAAATATCTACGAGGAGCGCACAGGGGCAGACCGTAAAACCCTCGCTAAGATGATGGACGAGGATAAATTTTTCACAGCGGACAAGGCGATTGAGTTAGGTTTCGTATCAAGTGTGATAGAGCCGAACACCGCGAGCCGCAGAAAATCAAATACTATTATCAATATGAGTTTTTTAAGCAGATTAAAAGAAACCATCGCGCAAATGAAAGCGACAGCGAGCACCGAATATGAGTGCGAAGAGGGCACGCTGACCGTTGAACGCGATGAAGGCGAAATCGAGGTAGGCGATGCAGCGTCACCCGATGGAACATTTACTTTATCCGATGGCACTAAGGTAACCGTTGAGGACGGAGTTGTAACGAAGGTTGAGGACCCCGAAGAAGAGGGCAAGACCGCAGGCGAAGAGAAGAAGGGCGAAACGACCGAGCAGCAGACCGCAGCCGACACCAACAAGGAGTTAGAGGAGGCGAAATCGAAGGTAGAAGAGTTGGAGGCAGCGCTTGCAGCAGCGACAAAGAGAGCCGAAACAGCCGAGGCAGAGGCGGCATCACTCCGAGAGCAGGTAAGCACCCTGCAAGCATCGCAGGTTACCGAAGAGCAGTCCGCGATATTGGAGGCAGTAAACCTTGCAGGCGGAGAGAAATTCCTCGAAACGTTGAAGAGTGGGTACACTGTAAGCAAGCGCAACACGCAGAGCGTACAAATGCACAAGGTTCAACAGAACATGACGATTGCAGAGTACGAGGAGCAGAAGAAGAAAAAGACAGAAGGTAAGTAACGACATAAAGAGTTAGCATATATGGCAAGTACAAACATTAATTGGAGTCAGATTACGCCCGACAATGGCGCGATTCGTGAGTTAAGTCAGCTGATATTGCAGGCGGTAGTATCGCCCGAGAAGTTGGGTGCGTTCTTGAACGTAATCCCAGCTCAGCGCAATGGCGATAAGTTGGCATTCGTAGGTGAGTTCGGTTTGGTAGGTAAGGCAGCGCAGGGATGTAAGCCGACCTACGACAGCGAGACGATTGCTGCAAGTGAGAAGGAATGGAGTATCAAAGCATGGGAGGTAGCATTGGAAATGTGCTACGAGGATGTTGCGGGAACAGTAGCACAGTGGGCGCTCAAAAACAAAACATCCATCGCGGACATGACCGGCACGGCATACCTTGCCGACATCATACGCCCACGATTGGAATTGGCTATTATGAAGACTATCCTGCGTTTGGCATGGTTTGGAGATACCAATGCAAAGGCAACAGCGTCTGGCGGTGTATTGCTCAACGGTGATAACGCGAAGTATTTCAACATCACCGATGGTTTGTTCAAGCGTATCTATCAAGTTATTGCAACCGATAGCGCACGCAGAACAACTATCGATGCGAACGCGCAGACTACTAAGGCAGCGCAGAAGACCGCATTCATGGCAAGCGGTTACGCTATGAAGATATTGGATAACTTGATTATGGATGCACACCCATTGTTGCGCGGTTCAGAAAATCAAGTAATCTACATCACGCAGTCATTCAAGGATGCACTGAATATCGACATTCGCAACAACAACAAGGGTAGCGAGCTGCAGTGGAACAGCATATTCATGGGTATTCAAGAGAGTACCTACAGTGGTATCAAGTTGATTTCAATTCCTACATGGGATGAGATTATCCAGGCATACGAGGGTACAGAGACCAAGTTCAACCAGCCGTATCGCGCTATCTACACTACCACACAGAATATGTGCGTAGGTTTGGAGAGCGAGAACGAATTGGTAGATTTGCAAGTTTGGTTCGACAAAACCTTGCAGACCAACTTCTTGCTGGCAAAGGATAAGTTGGGAACTCTCATCGCAGATGACCGCATGATTCAGGCTGCATACTAAGATAAGACAGTTTCATAAATTGTTATTATATACGTTCCGGGGTGCTTATATAAGGGATAGCACCTACCTTCCCTAAAAAAGCACCTCGGTTTTTAAAACTAAAAGAATATGGCTTGTGAGAAATATATATCTGACGACATTGAGAGCGGTTGCAGTAGTGTAAGTGC